AGCACGATTGCGAGCAGATGCAACGCGAGATATTGAAATGCCGTTGGCGGATGCAAAAGCAACGCGTGAAACCGTGATGGCGTACTGGAAAGATTCAGCATTCGATTTGAACCTGCCACACGGCGATCAGGCTTTTGGGAATTGCGACTTGTGCTTTCTCAAGAGCCGGGCCGCAACGGAACGAGTGATGGAACACAGCCCGGAAAGCGCGCGTTGGTGGATTGAACAAGAGGGATTTATCGGGGGAACCTTCCGCAAGGATCGACCTAACTATGCAACCATGCTTCATCAAATCACAATTCAAGGGAGGCTATTTGATGACTACAACGATTCAACAATTCCATGCGATTGCACGGAGTAAAACACGATGAGAACCGAAACCGCAGCGACGATTCTTGAGTACTTCGGCGGCAGCACATGGGCCAACCCGGCGACTTGGCTCGGCCAAGGCCGCTACCTTGACCCCGTAACGGAGGAAACACGATGAGCGACATCGCCATGACCGCAGCACTTGAACACTTCCCATCCTCCGGATGGGCAAAGCCCACGAGCAAGAAGTACGCCGAATCGCTCGGTGCCCTGTCCTCATTCACCGATACCGAGGTCATCGACGCCCTCAAGAGCCTGCGGCGGAACATCACTCGGTCGAACGTCACGGTGGACGAGATCATCGGCGAGATCCGACGCTTGCGACGCCGGAGCGACCTCGTGCGTCAGGCCGAGAAGGATCAGTTGAACGAGGACGAGGTAAAGCGGGAGCGGGCCGACATCACCCGGATGCTCCACCTCGCCAGCCGGGACGAGATAGCCGCTGGCGTGGCGCACGCTCGGCAGGTCGGCGTGCTGTCGCCAGATCCGCTACCACCCAACATCGAGGAGTGGACGGAGTACGCACGCGGCATCGTTTGGGCCGCCATGGACAAGCAGGGGGTGTTCAAGTGACCGCCGTCATCATCACGCTGAAGAAGCACGAAGTGCAGTCTGCTGCTTTGGTTGGATTCCGAAGGCAACTTCTAGCGGCACTGCGAAAGGACGAACCGTCATTCCCAGAGAGATATCCCGGTCAACTCTGGTACAACCACATTGCCGGAGCCTGTGCCGAGTGTGCAGTGGCAAAGCATCTGGGAGTATTCTGGGACATGTCCGTGGATACCTTCAACACAACCGATCTGCCCGGCTGGAACTGCGAAATCAGATTCAGCCCCGCAGGCAAGCCGAAGGTGAAACCACGAGACAAGCGACGCATCATCGCAGTGGTCGGAAACGCGACCAGCATCGACTCCTACACGATTCTCGGATGGATGCCAGCAGCCGAAGCGATGCGCCCGGAATGGGAATCCTCAGACAACCCACCCTGCTGGTTCCCTCCACAAGATGCGTGGCATGACATCGCTAGCCTCACGCCGGAAACAGAACCCGTAGCGGGATGACATGAACCTACGCATCCCATATCGGTACGATTCACACAAACCCACCGTGAGGGGTGGGGGAGGATGCGCGCATGGATGAACAGAAAGCGATGTCCGATCTCGGCCCCCTGCTTCGCAACCGAGCGAACAACGATGGCAGGCTCGCCCGCGAGTACCTGATTCTCGCCGCCGAGGCCATCGAATGCCTCCAGCACCGAGTGCGGCATGGTGCATGGCCCCTCCAGCCCGGCGACCGACCGACCGCCGAAGAGGTCTACGATGACCACGCCGGTTGAACGCTTCCGGGCCATCGCCAAGACTCGGCATTTCCTGCACGCCCTGCTTGATCCGAAGCGGACGCCCGGCGTGCCCAAGGCCATCCGCGACGAGGCATCGAGGTGTGCAAAGCACTACCCCTCGACTCTCGACATGGACGAGGCCATCCATGGTCTGACGCTAGCCCGTCGAGTCTGGGAGGCTATCGAGCCGCTACCTCGACACAAGCGGCGACCGCCGCCTGTAGACTGACCGCACCCGCGAGGGGCCGAGGGCCACGGATGGCCCGAAGCCTTGTCTCGCAGAGCCGCCGAGGGCAGCATGCAGGCCGTGGCCGAAGCGCTACTACTCACGGTGAGCATTCCACCGCGAACCCTATCGCCGAACGCTCGCGTCCACTGGGCCGTGAAGATGAAGGCAACGCGACAGTGCCGCGTCGAGGCGTGGGCAGCCGTGCAGGTCGCCATGCACGAGCAACAGGTCAAGGGCGGCTGGAAGGGGGCCGAGTGCCGCGTGGTCTGGTTCGCACGCGACTCACGCCGACGCGACCGAGACAACCTGCTGTCGAGCCTGAAGGCGACCTTCGACGGTCTGGTGGACGGCGGCCTGCTGGTCGATGACGCTGGCATCACCCACCTGCCGCTGTCCGTCGAGGTGGACGCGAAGCGGCCTCGCGTGGAACTCCATCTGAGGCAAACCGATGGCGAAGCGTAAGCCGAAGCCCGTCCTGAACCCCGGCGAGATCGTCACCCCGCCGGTCAGGGAGAAGTATCCAGACCGCAAGCGTGGCTGGAGCGTTGAGCACCACGGCAGGAACATCCACGTCGTGAAAGTGCCTCGCCCGTCGTGCCGCAACGTCGAGCAGTGGGTTCTGCTGCTGGCCGACAACCACATCGACAACCCGGCAGCCCGAAACGACGTGCTGACCCGGCTGCTGGCACAGGCCGTCGAGCGTGACGCCGTGACGATCATCGTGGGCGACTACCTCGACCTGATGCAAGGCCGGAATGACAGGCGATCCAACAAGGCAGCGCTCCGCAGCACGTTGCTGAGTGACGGATACTTCGACCGCGTGGTGGACATGGGAGCGGATCTGCTGGCCCCATACGCCAGCCATGTCGCCGTGCTGGCCGCCGGAAATCACGAAACAGCGTGGCTCCGCAACAATGAGAGCGACCCCACTGCCCACGTCGTGCGAGCCGTCAAGGATCGAGCACACAGTCCCATCGGTGTCGGCGGCTACGGTGGCTGGATCAAGTTCCAAGTGCAGGCGGGCGGAAACCACCTCGCCTACACGATGCGATATCAGCACGGCACTGGCGGCGGCAACAGTCCCATGAGCATGGGCGTCCTTGATGCGCGGCGCATGTTCTCGTGGATTGAGGGCGCGGACACCATCGTCATTTCGCACAACCACGCGAGCAACATGGCCGGAATCGCACGCGAGTATCTGTGCTGCCAGAACGGTGTCTACCGGGTCGAAAAGAAATACTGCGACTTCCTGCGGGTCGGAAGTACGAAGGACTCGTGGAAGGATGGCTCGGCGGGATGGGAGGTGGAAAAGGGATTTGGCCCATCGCCCATCCGGCAGAAGTGGCTGCGGCTGTTCGTGACATGGGACTACGAGCAGAACCGAGGCGGCAAGCCTCGTCTAGCGTGGGAAGTCCACGATGCGCAGTGAGACACGGCTGACCATCAACGGACGCCGGTGGAGGGTGCGTCTGGTCAAGGCCAGCGAGATGCCACGGGACGCTCTGGGCGATTGCGACCATCCGCCGGGGCCGCACCCAACGATCCGCGTCCGCAGAAACCTTCCGCAGCAACGCCTGACCGAGATCGTGGCCCACGAGGTCCTGCACGCCGCCTGTCCTTCGCTGTCCGAGGAGAGCGTGACGCTGGCCGCCGCTGCCATCGGGCGTGCGCTTTACTCTTTAGGTTGGCGTCGCAAGCCGCTACCATCCCGGCAGGTGCCCCGATGAGCGAGCAGACAGAAGAGAAGGTGACCAAGGCCGTCAGCGTCCAGACCGTATTGCAAGGCGTGCAGACCCTTGTGCTGCTCGGCAGTATCGCAGCCGTGTTTCTGACCATCGGACGCAGGGACGCCATGCTGGATGGTCACGGTGACCGAATCAGGGAACTGGCCGCCATCACGTCTGACCTTGCCAAGACGGTGGGCACCCTATCCGCGACCGACCGCGAGTTCGGCGCACGCATCGACAGCATTTTGCTCCGCATCGACCGACTTGAAAGGAAGAACTGACCATGCCAGATCCCGCAGCGACATTTACCAACACCAACGACCCCGGACGCAACGCTCGCCTGTCGCAGCGAATCTCTTGGGGTTCGCCGCTGTACGTGATTCACAAGGACATCACCAAGACGCTTGAATCACCCAACAGCATCAACGAGATCATCGACGGCAACGAGACTGAGGCGCAATATTCGGTGGTGCTGGATGTTCCGCTCGGGGCTCGTGGCTTTGTTCCATTCTGGGTTATCAACGGAACATTCAGCGCATCGACCGCATGGCCTTCCGAGTTCAAGATCACCTGCACGGTGTCTGCTGGCACGAACCCGGTTCGCTTCTTCTTCTTCGGCCGTGCTCCGACATGGGCCTCAGATCAGACGTACAGCCCATACTCGACCAGCATGACCAGTGCGCCGGACCCCAGCACCTACGGCTACTGGCACGGTCTTGCTGCGGTCAAGTTGACGACGAGCACCGGCGGCAGCGACAACTTCATCGCGTATGGCGACGCGAACAACACGGCGGCAACCCCCTCGGCGTATAGCCTGCCCGTTGCAGCGTCCAACGGTTTGACGCGAACCTACATCGCGTCTTGCCACAACGCCCGCGTGTCATCGACCACGGGACTTGAGAATCTGATCGGCATTTCGTCGTTCCCCGCAAGTGCGTCTCCCGCCGGAATGACCTCCGATTCCGGAATCATCCCCCTGTTTGGCTGCGACAAACTGACCTGCTTCGGTGCAAATACCTCGACGGCACCGACCATCACGGTTGGAGCCAACATGGGAAGCGGCACGATTTCCAACGTGTCGATGGGTCTGGCCGTTCGATTTGTGTCGTGAGGTGGCTGGCAGTCCTGCTGCTGGTTGGATGCTCTGCCAGCGAGCGCATCGCGGTTGAGGCCAACGCCATCGGCGAGCGGGCTGCCACGATTCACTCGCTGGCTGTTCGCATCGGCGAGCGGTCAAAGGAACCCGACACCATCGCCGACGCTTCCGCGATTGCGATGGAGTCCGCGTACATCGGGAAGGCCACGCAGGCGATCCATACGGCCCTACCCGGAGTCACAGACCGCACCCCTTGGTGGGCCGATCTGCTCCGCTGGCTGGCCATCGCGGCCGCCGGTGCGGCTGCCGTGTGGCTGCTGACGGCATCCGGCATCCTTGCCGCCGTCCGGGCGGCTCTGGGCTGGATTCCGGCCCCCAAGCGGCGAGCCGCCAGCCTGCTGGCCGCTGCGGTCGATGACACCCGACCGGAAACCACCCGCGAGGCAGTGGCAGCCATGAGAGCGCAAGACCCGGAGTTCGATGTCGCGTGGCGGAAGGCGTTACAATCCGATCTGGCGAAAGGAGCCTGACATGGATTCGATTCTCGGAACCGCTTGGTGGAGTGCCCTGATGTTCGTGGCCGGCGCTTGGATTGGCCGACCGCTGTTCAACTGGGTGTGGAAGAAACTGCCCTTCGGCTCGTGAGATCGTGCCGCCCGGCGTGTCGGAGCGCTTGGGCGG